GTCTCCAGCAGCGTATCCACGGGGGTCACTACCCGAAGTAGTGCTACCTACTGTAATTACTGAAACTCTTTGAATATATGGTCTTCTTCCAGCATTAGCGATAGCATATGTCGATGCTAATCTAAATGCATAACCTGTATCATTTACTGCATCATAATAAAAATCTTTAACGCAGATGTCTTCAATATTACAATCACCTTGAATTAGGAAAGCATCTTCAGTATTCGTTCCAACTGTTGGTTTAACAAAAGTTGCTTTAAATCCACTACCCCTAATTGTAACACCAACTGGAACTGTTAATGGAAATGTCTCAGTAAAAGTTCCTGATGAAAGTACAACAGTATCCCCAGATTGGGCATAATTATCCAAAGCATATTTCAAAGAAGCAAATGCTGTAGTTGGAGTTTTACCCCAAACATTTGCTCCTGTAGTTGATCCATACCTTGGGTTTACAGAACCAAGAGTTGCTTTATCTGTACCATTTTCTGAAACATACCATGTGTTTCCAACACCATCTGTGATGGCACTAGAAAACATAGATGGAACAATAGTTTCATCATTGGGATCAGCATTCAAAACCTCTCGGATAGTACCGCTGTCATTGATAAACAGCGATCTATCGTTAATGTTAAGAGCTACCTCTCTATCTGAGAGGTCACTAATCTGGGGTACTGAATTCGGAGTTGTTGAACTCTTGAGCTTGATTCTGCTTGCCATTTATAGCATTCTCTGTTTCTATAATACTATTTAACCTATTTGATAAATCTTTAATTCTCGCCTCTAACACAATATTAGTAAGAGTCAAGTCAGTCACTTTCTTTTGAAGTGTGGAAATTAAGACATTTACATCTAATTCATTGTTCATTGTTTAACCTCAGGTGAATGTGCCCCCATCGATTGTATCAGTCCAGACGGGGACCCCAGCAGCAGTTACTGTCAGGATCTGGAATGATGTGGCAACGTCAGGACCAACTCCTGGATTTGCCATGTTTGCAGCAGCGGTTTCTAAAATTTCACCAACGCCATTTCCATAAAGGATGCCGTTAGTATTGAATTCAGATCTTCCAGTACCACCATGCTTAACAGCAAGATCAACATCGAGTTCAAGATCGCCCAGTAATACTGTGCCTCTTGATACTGCAATTGCAGTTGCTCTTAATTGAAGATCATCAACACCAGCCGCACCACCAATTAAATTACCAGGAATAGTGAGTAAATCACCTTCTTGGTAATAAGTTCCACCAGCAACAATGCTTACATTACCAATGGCGATCTCGCCACTACCATTACGAGTAATGGTAACAGTAAATCCAGTTCCTTCCCCACCAGTAGGAGAAAGATTGCTATAAGTTTGGTTTGCTTCAGCAGGAAGAGTTGTTACAACTAGTTGATCAAGATCATCTTGCTCAATCTTAACTGCTTGAACAGCACCAAAAGTATGAGTGAAGATGTTATTGGTATTGGTAGCATCCTCAATAAATGTAAATGCACCAAGACCATCTTCACCAGCAGTTCTGTCAAATCCAAAGAAACCATGCTTAATTGCAGAACCATTGTGGTATGAATATTGAATACCACGATCCATACCATCATTAGAACCCTGAGTTAGGGTAACAATATCACCAACAGAAAGCGCACCAGAAATACCACTGTTTAATTGGGCAGTAGTACCTTGGAATACAGTTTGATCTGTAGCATCTTTTACAAAATCAACTGATTGAGGAGTTCCACTATTACCATCGGTAATAGTATCATCTTCATAAAAAGCACTTTCTCTAAGAGATAGAGCACTCAGTAATCTAACCTTAACAGTATTTGATGTTTGTGCAAGGAATGTACCAAGTTGTTGATAAACTGTACCATCAAAATGATAGATTGCTGCTCCAATTGAAGGTGCAGAAGTAAATCCTGCAGAAGTATGGAATTCTACATCAAGTGAAGTAATTGTTCTGCCACCAGTACCAACATTTGTACCAGTAACTAATGCACCAGTAGCAATTCCTGATGGATTATCTAAGTGAATAAGTGTTGATGCTGATGGTGATAATACAGCAATGGTTTTTTCTGTAGTAGCATCTCCAATATTAAATACTGGATCATTGACTGTCATCTCAGTTGAGTTGACAGTAGTGGTAGTACCAGCAACCTGGAGGTTACCACGAACAATAAGGTCACCTGCCGCATCACCTGCAGCAGGATCTGGATCAATGATAATTTGAGAACCAGCTGTTGTAGAGATGGTATTACCATCCATTCTCAAATTGTCAACGTTTAACTGACCAGTTAAACTAGTAGTTCCACTGTAAGTATTATTACCATTAAAAGTGACATCAGCATTAAATGTTGATGTAGATTCGACTGTAAGAATATCACTCGATGCAGTACCAAGAGTCACATCGTTATCAACAACCATGTTGTCGATCCATGCAGTTGATGCAACTGCAAGACCACCTGCAATTTTTACAGCACCAGTTGTATCACTAGTTGCATTTGTTGTATCGTTGAATTGGATTGCAACTCCGTTGTCGAATTGCCAATCTGCTCCATCAACTCTAACTACATCCAATTGACCTTCATCATAACGAATTCCACCATCTTTATCAGTACCAAAGTAAATACGCATATCATCTTGAATGCGTAAGTCAGGAGTAGTTGCTCCAACTCTTCTGATATCTAATGCTGCATCAGCATCAGTGAAAAGAAATTCAACGTCTCCAGAAGTACCAAACTCCAGTTCTTGTCCATCTTCAATGACAAGTTTACCTGTACCGTTTGCTCTGAAGATAAGGTCAGTATCAGTAGTATCAGTTTCTACGACGTTGCCATCAATGTTAACATCGTCTACCCTGAAACGATCTACTTTAGAGTTACTGTCTACGATTACTCCCGAATCTGCTGTCAGTGTACCATGTACATGATCCAGCATGTCGGTGAAATACTTACCACCGATGATTTGGACTGTTGAATTATTGTCTCCGACGAAAACTCTGTCGCCACGGTTGACCTGTGTACCAGCACCAACCGTAAGAGCGAGTTCGCCAAATTCTAAGGAAGACGGTACTGTTGTACCTGTACTTCTTTTAATAAGGATGGTTGATGCCATCAGAATGATCCTCCATTTACCGTTACGTTATTTAAGACATTACCAGTTTCAAATCTTTTTGAAGTTGAATTATAAATTAAGAGATAACCATCTCCCAACCCATTAGTGTTTGTGTCAACATCACCTAAATTTTGAATTGTTGCAGCACCGCCAAGCGCCACACGAGACACTTGAGGTGAAATTTGATCTCCAAACCTAATTCTTGCCATTAGAGTGTTACTCCTTCTACTACTGTTAAAATACCCTCCAATACTCTAGATTTGATCCCGAAGGAACTAGTCAAAACCACATCATAGACATATCTACCTGGGGTCATTGCAGCAGTAACAGAATTGGTTAATGTTAAAGTAACAGACCCTGAGTTTTCTGGAGGATTAATGTTTACTTGCATTGCAGTAAACGCACTACTACTATAGTGCTTTTTAATCTTACATTCTCCAGTATAATCAGTCAAATCAAACTGCGCTCCATTGTCATCAGTCACAAAGAAGGTATTCTGGAAATCGCTTCCCTGATACACAACTAGATTAGTTACCGCAGCTAACATTAGTTATATCCTATATCATCAAGTATTTATACCATCAACTAATTTAACTAATAACTGCTTTAT